TGTTGTAATAGTTTTAAATAACGATTCAACAAACACATCTTTAAAAGCCGCTATGCCTGATAACTTTGGTGGTATTCTTTCAAGTGTTAGTGCTTCGGCGGCTACCCCTAATGCTGTTGAAGATATTTGGTTAGATAGCGGCTCTTTAAATGTTGGTTCTCCAACCGATAACAATTACACATCATTTAATTTACAAGAATTAAGATACTATTATAATATTGTCAGTCAAGAGATTGTTGAAGACCACGCAAAAAATCGTGATGCTTACTTTATTGATGATAACACAACTGACCTTGATACTACTGGTTCATTAGTTTCATTAGTTTACCGACAATTTTTTGATAGTAAATATGGTGGGTCTAATTGGAATAGTGCTTCATTACACCCTAACCAAGAAGTAACTACTACCTCTACTGGTAAAATTTTAAGTTGTTCATTTGGACCAAGTGTTTCAGCTGCTGACCTTGAAGGTGAGTTAGATACATACTACTCAAAGATTCCATCAGCGGGCGCATTAAATGTAAACAACAATAAAATTCGTATTGAATCATCAAGTTTGGCAGGGGTATTGTCGCCTGATAAATCACAAGAAAATAGTCAGTATGATTACGCCCCACTTGATTCAAACTTGGTTGGTGTTTACTTTTCAACTACGGATACTGTAAACTACGACATTTATAATTCCGAAGGTTATTTTGAGATTGATGATTGGGTTGGTGATACGGATGAAAGATACAATGAGTCGTATCCACTTTTAAGATATAGGTCTCAAAACTATTTTGCTAAATACACAACAAAGACCGCATTAAATCTTATTTTAAGTTTATTGGCTAGATATGATTCATCTATTTTTAGTCAAATCAAACAAGTTCTTCCTGCTCGTGTAAATTATATGAGTGGTATCTTAATTGAACCACACATCCTTGAACGAAACAAATATAAAAGAAATCGTGGTATTACACGAGACTATCATCAATATATTGGAACAATTCCATTGTATAATGAATCAAACATTACCGCAAGTAGAAACGATTATGGGTTTAGTAGTGGTTCTCGTATTGTAAATGATGGTGCTATTGATTTATACAATTATGAACCATCTACATATCAGTATCAAATTGCAACTTTATCATCAAGTATTTCGTGTAGTATTGTTTCAACAAATGTAACTGCTAGTGTTTTAAGTGAAGGTTTGGTTGGTGGTAACAATGAATTTAATTTTACATCAGTTACTACAAACGCTTCTCTATTATCACATATAACATCAAGCGTTCTTTGGGTTATTGACAAAAATCAACAACAGGTATTTGTGAGCGGTGGTTTTTCAATTAGCGCAAGTGTTAGTTTAATAACTACAAATGATAGCGAAGGAACTATTCAACTTTCAAGTGGATATACTATTGACGGTGCATACACAGGTCAGACCCGTGTATTCATATTAGCATCAGCAAACGATATCAGTAGCGAAGGTTACGACCAGTTTAACTCATCAAGTTTATTTTGTGACTCTATAACCACCTATGTTAATAGAACAAATGGGTATTGGGAATATTCACCAACCGGAAGTCAAGCGGTAAATGCTAGAACAACAAGTCAGGCGTTCATCGTTAATAGATTCTTTTCAACGGCTGGTTCCGCAAGTAGAAATGAAGCGTTTTCATCATCACTTTCGCCAGCGGATATTCAAGAGTATCGTGGATTGTCAATTGAAAATCTATACTTTAACGGATGTAGAATTTCTTCAGACTCTTTGACCACGGATTCAGCGGATACGCCGGATGGTGGTCCTGTAATTGAAGTAAATGTGGTTGATTCAAATACATTAGTTCTATCAACTAAAACGGCATTAGATGGTGATTTACAAATTGGGTCTGCTGAACCAATTCAAACTATGGTTCCAACCGAACTTGTATCATTACAAAATTATGAATCATTAACAACCGAAACATCAACGCAAAAACGAAATGATGTTGATGCTGAACAATATGTCTTAAATGGTCCGTTAATCTATGTTGCTCCATCAAAACCTTTGTATAGAGATGCTGTTTCTACGGAAGAGCAATTAGATTCAAATGTGACAATTCAAACAAACTTTATACAACCACAAAATGGTTGAATTTAATTTCATAAAAAAGTGATATTTATATACATAAAATAAGGAAAACACTATGGGATATTTAGATAATTCATCGGTAACTGTTGATGCGATTTTGACCAAGAAGGGTAGAGAACTTCTTGCACAAGGTCGTGATAAGTTTCAAATCACTCAATTTGCACTTGCAGATGATGAGGTAGATTACAACCTTTGGAACCCCGCTCACTCATTGGGGTCAGACTACTATGGTACAATCATTGAGAATATGCCCGTATTAGAAGCCCTAACTGATGAGAACTACACTATGAAGTATAAATTGTTGACTCTTCCAAAATCAACTGTAAAACTTCCAATCATCACTCCTTCGGTGACTTCACTTTCTTTAGAAGAAGATGGTATCTCTTCAACCATCAACATTACAACCAAAAATGGTGGAAATACTTTGTTGGGCTACACCGCCGTGTTGTTAAATTCAGACGCTGCTACTATCGTAGGTAATCAAGGTGTTCCAGGTGGAACTTCTCCAAGTGTTAACACAACATCATACATTTCTAATAAGAGTGTTACGGTGGTTGGTAAAGACGCATTTACAATTACAACCAAAGTTCTTCCATCTGCTACCGCAATTACAACTCGCATTATCTTTATTGGTAACGAAACGGGTGGTAGAACCGAAGTGACTTTAACTGTAAACCCATACACAGGTAGAGTGTTAAACACAAGAACGATTGCAGGATAATAAACTAAAAGGACACTAAAATGCCAATAAATCCAATAGACCCATCAGGCGGCGGATTCTCAAATACGGGAAATATCGGTGGAAACACCGGTGGAACTTCAACACCATCCCCATCAGGTAATACACCACCACCAAGCACTTTGACCGCTCAACAACTTTTAGCGTTTGATATTAGTGAAAATAGAACGCCTATCGTTCCTGCCGGCGCATATAATGCTGGTAATGGTAAGGTATACACCGCATTCAGTACGGATGATGTGGTTGAAGGTGGAATCCAAAGAATTACTCGTGGATTGTGGAGTGGTAATGTTGGTGAATTAACTTCATTCTGGACATCTTCATTTCAGTCTGCTACTCAAAAATCATACTACTACGAGATTTACAACGGTAACCCAACCACATCTACTTCAGAAGCACAATTCTCCATTGCATATGGACATAGATTAGGTAGTGGTTCATTTAGTACAGGTCCTGATTATGATGCTCCATCTAAAGCCATTTATGGTCAGTATCAACAAGCTCTTTTACCATCAACTCAAACCCAATTTATATTTGGAACTACAAACTCCGATGATATCTACGCTATTACAATCAATAGAGCAAGATTAAAGGATAAGTTAGATAGAGGAAACTGGGAATTGTGTTTGTCGGGTTCTTTAACAGGAAAGTTTGTTAGATTAATTGATGATAGTGGTGATGTAAATCAAAACTCATCAAATGACGCAGAGTCATACAATGTTGTATCCGGTTCTCTTGCTAATGGTGTATTTTCTGCAACACAAATCTTTGGTACTGTATACCCACATAGAGGTGTAATCATCCTAAATCCAGCGGCTCTTGACGCTTCTGCCTCATTAGGAACTGTTAGAACAATTAGTGATGCTCAGAACCACAACAAATTATTCCTTGCAATTAGCGGTGCTGCTGCTGCAAATTCAAGTAATGGTTTCCAAGCAAGAAACGAAGAAGAGGTAAAATCTACATTCTACTTTGTGAGAGCTAAAAACGCAGAATATAATTTCTCAAACAACCCATCGTATGTTTCTGGTTCAAATGGTGAACTAAATCAACAAACATTTATTGGTGACTCAAAAACTTACATTACAACGGTTGGATTATACAATAATGATAATGAGTTATTAGCAATTGCTAAATTATCTAAACCAATCTTAAAGTCATTCTCAAACGAGGTCCTTGTTAAGGTTAAACTTGATTTCTAAAGATGTTTGTGTTAAATGAGTATTGTATTCAAAAAAATATTCCAAGAGGGTCTACAAAGAAGACCCTTTAAGGCTCACAAAAGATATGAAGTAACTAATTTAAATTACTCATCATCTTTTGGAATACAAGTATTACGAGCAATTAACCCAAACGATACGAAGGTAGAAATTTCATCTTCGGTTAATGGTAGTATTGCAGTAGACCCAAATACTCACTTTAATACAAACGCTTGGGGTTCAATGACTCAAGTGTCCCAAGAGGTTCTTTGGAGTTCTCTTAATCAAGTATTTTTCCAAGAGTCGGATAAAGCTCTATATGATACTGCTTCGGTGATGTCTATACCTGTAAATAAGTTTGGTGATGGCATCAAACCTGGTTCAGTTTTTATTACGGATAATTCACACTACCCATCGGCTTCAATAAAATTATACGACCAATCAATGGATGACTCATATGGTTTATTGATTGCAAGTGAATTAACATCTTCGGTAAAAATAAATCAATCTGATGTTGTATTAAAATTATCATTTGACAATACTACACGAGTTGTTGATTCTTCAAATTTTAAAAACGAAATTATAGTGAGTTGATATGCCGACTTATACACTTACAACCAACTATACAAACAATGTAACTGGCTCTACGCTCCGTAGTTCCGCTGACCCGTTATCATCAATAGTTACAACTCGTACAGTCAATGGAACTCAAACAGGAGGTTATCTATTTAATGTTGCATATCTTCATCCCGATAGTGGTTATGAGTTTACTTCTGTTGGTAATATTTCATTTGTACTTGATGGTAACCCATATACACCTGGGTCTGGTGTAATTGGTGCTTCTCTAAACCCAAGCGGATATATAACTATCCAAACCACACAACAAAATCCAAGTAATACATACAATTTAGTATTAAATGGAACCTCTACAGTAGAAGCTCCACCCGTTGAAGATACCGGTTCCGGTGGCGGCGGAGGTGGTGGAGGTGGTGGAGGCGACGCCGGCGTTTCAACTACAAGTGGTGTGGGTGGAACTGGATATGCATATTCATTTGCAGCAACAACTCAAAGTATTCTTGTAAGACATAACTCTAATTTTGATGTCTTTAATAAAAATGATGATTGGGCCGTTTCATTTTGGGGCAGTCTACCAATATCTCAATCCGCTGTGGGTGATTTTTCTACCGAAAAGTTAATCGTATCAAAACACATCGCGGAACGATACATAAACGAAGATGGAACTATCACCACTCAAAATAGTGAAGTTGGTTCTTACCCATTTAAAATTGGAGTTTATACAAAATATTCCGATGCGGGTAATGATGGTAAAGTATTCTTTGAGACATCTGATGGTACTTCTACTAACCGCGTAACTTCATCAGCACAATATAACGACACCGCATATAGACACTTTACCTTTAATAAAACGGGGTCTTTATATGAAATTTGGGTGAATGGCGCAAGAGTAGTAAGTCAATCAGTTTCATATTCATTTAATATCAATAACCAAAAAGATATTTTAATTGGTAATGATTCATATGGTAATGAATTTGGATTTAGTGGTTCAATAGATGAATTTCAAATTCATAGAGTAGGTCTTACATCAGCAGAAATTGGTTCACTTGCAGATAATAATTTAGTAAGTGGTTCATATCTTCAAAAAAATGATGTTGGGTATGTATTCTACAAACAAGGTATGATTGTGGTAACTGACCCAAGACCACGATACCAAAATGTTCTTTTGGGTGATGGTAATGGTTCTTATACAAATAAAAACTATCAAGTTGATTATCGTTCAACAAAAGTCGTAGAGGAAGTAGTTGCTCTTTGTGAAATTGGTAAAGAAGAATTTCTTGTTACATCAAACCCATCCGCAAGATACGCTCCAAGTGAAAATGAATTCCAACTGGCAGGATTTACAACATCATCTTCATTCTATCCATATGTAACTACAATTGGATTGTATAATGATGCCGGTGATTTATTAGCAACGGCAAAATTGGGGTCTCCTCTAAAGCGTAGGTCTGATGTTGATGTAACAGTTCAAATTAAATTTGATATAGATTAAGTATGGCTATCACATTTACAAATGGATTTACAACAATAACAAACAATGGTGGTTCTTTTGTGAATCCAACTTTGACTTTTGGGTCGGCTGTAACAACAGCAGTTCAAAGTCCATTTTCCGGCGGTGGTAATTCCTATCAGTTTAGTTCATCGGTAAACAGCTTTATTAGTTTGGTAGCAAGTAGTGATTGGGCTCCAGGTACGGCAGACTTTACAATAGAATGGTTTAGCTATCAGACATCAACAGGAAGTTTTCCAAGACCATTTTCAGTTGGAAATTACTCAACCGCTCCCATCGCAGTTAGTATTGAGGGTGGTACTTTTTACTACTGGGCAAACGGAGGATTTAGGTATTCAAATTCAGCTGGAACAATTTTAAATTCGTGGGTACATTGGGCTGTGGTAAGAGGTAGTGGAGTTACAAAAGTTTATAAAAATGGAACCCAATTGGGTAGTCAAATAACCGATACAAATAATATAACCAATACGAGCACCGAACTTACTGTGGGAAATGAAACCACAAAATCAACCGGCGCTGCTTTAATTGGATATTTAACAAACTTCCGCTGGGTCAAAGGATTAGCAGTTTATACTGGAGATTTCACAGTCCCAACATCAGCTTTAACAGCAACGGCAAATGCAAATCCATATGGTGGGTCTAACACACAAGCTATTGGTGATGGATATACTAAATTACTATTAGTTCCTTAAAATGAAAAATTGGACACAATACTATAATGAAAATAAAGACAAAATGTCTTTAAATGAAATGGTGCGTCAATACAATATGGTTTTGTTGCAAAATCAACAAGAATTTATATTAAGACAACAATCTCATAGAAGAAGTGGTAGTCCGTTTGAATCATCCACTCAAGATTCCGGGTTTTTATTACAAGAAAATAATGACTATTTATTACAAGAAAACAACGATAGGATACTTTTGTAATGGCTGATAAGAAAATAACGGATTTAACAAGATTAACCGACCCGGTTCTTGCTGATGCTCTACCTATTGTAAATGGTGGTGAAACTAAAAAAACACTCGTTGGTGATATTGCAACTCCAATTAGAAATTATAATGCTCCACTTACTGCAAGTGGTATTGTTATATCGGGTCCCATAGTTCCATCAACTCCAAGTGGTTCAAGTTTAGGAACTGCAGAATTTCCATTTGGTGATTTATTCGTATCTTCTGGTTCTATTAACATTGCAAGTGATGTGCCGGGAGACCCAAACACATCTCTATCAAATGAAGGTGGTAATATTTTAGTATCCGCTGGTGGTATGAGATTGGTTGAACCCGGTAACTCGTTTATCGCTGAAACGGGGTCATTCCAATATATTTCGGGAAGTTTAACTCAAGTAGGTAGTTATAATAGGATTGGAAACACTATAACAACAGGTTCAGTTGACTTTTCAGGTTCATTTACCGCTTCTTTACAATCAGGTTATATGTGGATAGGTAATTCTAATAATAGAACAACAACAATTCCTACATCTTCTTTATACACAAAAACTAATTTTGGATTCTATGGTTCATTTTATTCCACAGCATCACAATATAATCCCGTAGGTAATGTGTCACGTTCTATGATGTTGGAAACTTTAGTTACATCTAATGGTGTAAGTGTAGTAAGTGGTAGTAGAATGAAAGTATCTGGTGCCGGTGTTTATAACTTACAATTTTCCGCTCAATTAGAAAAAAGTGATAATGGTGTAGATACGGTTTATATATGGTTTAAGAAAAACGGACTTAACATACCAGACTCTGCTACCTCACTTGATATATTAAAAGACGCGGGTGGTTCTGGTAGATTTGTTGCGGCTTGGAACTTTGTAGATACATTTAATGCTAATGATTATATAGAAATAGTCTGGCAATCCGATGACATTAACGTAAGTATACCTTATGTGGCTCCTTCGGGTAATATTCCATCAATACCATCGGTAATAGCAACGCTAACTCAAGTATCATAATAAAAATAAAAAAAGTTATGGCAAAAGGAAATTGGAGCCATATCCAAAAGACCAAAGGACATAAGTCAGGTCTTGAAGATAGGATAAACGAGCAGTTACGAATTCAAGGAATTGATGGTGAGTATGAGAAACACGAAATCCCATATACCATCCCAGCATCACACCACACCTACAAACCTGATTTTAAATTACCAAATGGAATTTATATTGAATCAAAGGGGTGGTTCTTGCCGGAAGATAGAAAAAAACATTTGTTAGTAAAAGAACAACATCCTGAAATGGATTTGAGATTTATCCTTCAATCTCCAAATGGTAAAATTTATAAGGGTTCAAAAACTACTTATGCTCAATGGTGTGAAAAACACGGATTCAAGTGGGCAAAGAAAGAAGTTCCGCGAGAATGGATAGATGAGAATCCAAAACAAAATTTCTTTGATTTCTCATAAATATTTCGTATATTAGTGGTATGGAGGAAAGACTATTATCACTTTTAGAATCAATTCTTGGTAAGTCCAAGAAAACTTCGGGCGACAATTACTCGTTCTATTCTCCATTTGTAGACCACTACAAGAGAAAATTAGAAATCAATATACGATTAAATTCCAAAGGAGAAAATCCTTGGCATTGTTGGATTTCTGATGAGAAGGGTAGAACTATTAAATCCCTTTTCAAAAAACTTCGTGTATCCAAACAAACTTGGGATGAATACAATTCAATCTTCAGCAAGGTCAACCGATATGCAAGTGAGTATGAAACTACTGAAATTGTAGAACAAGTAGAACTCCCAAAAGAATTCAAACCACTTTACCAAAAGTCAGATTCCATCAAATGGAAACACGCTATGAATTACTTGTTAAATCGTGGGGTTCGTGCTGAAGATATTGTTAAATACAATATTGGATATTGTGAGGGTGGTGAATACGACAATAAAATTATCATCCCATCCTATGATGAGCGTGGTAAGTTAAACTACTTTGTTGGTAGGTCATTTTATGATACAAAGTTTAAACACAAAAATCCAAAGGTTTCCAAAGATATAGTTGGGTTTGATTTGTTAGTGAATTGGGATACTCCTATTATCCTATGTGAGGGTGCGTTTGACGCTATTTCAATTAGAAGAAATGCTATACCGCTTTTCGGTAAATCAATACAACCAAACCTTGAAAAGAAAATACTTGGAAAATTGGTAAAAAAGTTGTATATTTGTTTAGATTCGGATGCTATAAAAAATTCCATAGGATTGGCTGAAAAGTTTGTATCGTATGGAATTGAAACGTATTTAGTGGAGTTAAAAGATAAAGACCCATCTGAAATGGGATATGAAAATATAAATAAACTTATTTACAATACACCACCCTTAACACTCCGAAGGTTGGTTGAGTTGAAGATGAACGGCTTATGAGTAAAGTTAAAACTCTTAATATTGGTATAGAAAAGATTGGTAAGATTTACCATATCGCAGATGTCCACATTAGAAACCTAAAAAGACACTCCGAGTATCGTGATGTGTTTTCCCAACTTTATGGGTATATTTTGTCCACAATGTCGGAAAACGACATCATCGTAGTTGCTGGTGATATTGTCCACGCTAAAACCGATATGTCACCCGAAGTAGTAGATTTAACGCAAGAGTTCTTTACTCGTTTATCAGACCTACTTCCAACTATTGTAATTCCTGGCAACCACGATGCTAATCTAAACAACCCATCTCGTATGGACGCTTTACAACCTATTGTAAATGCGTTGAAACTTGATAATCTATACTATCTTCGTGATACGGGTGTTTGGAAGATTGGTAATTGTTCGTTCTATCATCAGTCGGTATTTGATGAATCACCGGGGTTCCCAACACCGGTTGATGTTGAGGGGTGTGACCATAAGATTGCATTATTTCACGGAGCGGTTGATAAAATTGTTACCGAGTTTGGGTTTGTAATTGAAAACAAAAAAGTTCTTGTAGATAATTTCAAGGGATATGATATTGTTCTTCTTGGCGATATTCACAAACCAAACAATGGTGTATTAGGTAATGAGTGGATTAAGTATCCTGGCTCTTTGATTATGCAGAATCACGCCGAATCGGTATTTCCAGAACACGGAATCTTGGTATGGGATGTTGATACAAAAACAAACGAATTCGTTCAGATTAAAAATCCATATGGGTATGTGACTGTTGATGTTGAGAATGGTAAGATTGTATCTAACTCACCGATTCCACAAAAACCACGAATGAGAATTCGTGTTAAAAACACCAAAGCTGCTGACCTAAACAAACTGATTGCAGAATTAAAGAAGGGTAGACAAGTACAAGAACTTACGGTTCAAAAAGTTATTACTCGTAAGGATTCTAACGAAAGTGAAAAGATTGTTCTTCAAAATGTTCGTGATGTTGCATATCAGAATAAATTGATTGAAGAGTACCTTTCCGATACCGAACATTTGACTGAAGACCAAATGAGTGTTGTAAAGGGAATCAACACCGACCTCAATGCTAAGTTGGGTAGTCACACTATCAAACTGAATTCTACTTGGGTTCCAAAAACATTTGAGTTCTCAAATATGTTTTCATATGGAGCAAACAATATTATTGACTTCAGCAATATGAAAGGTGCTTATGGAATCTTTGCACCAAACGCAAGTGGTAAGTCAACTCTTTGGGATGCTCTTTCGTTTTGTATCTTTGATAAGTGTTCACGAACCTCAAAGGCTGAGGATGTGATGAACTACTCTAAAAATTCGTTTGATTGTAAATTTACTTTTGACCTGAATGGGGTTGACTATGTGATTGAACGAAGTGCAAAGAAATCTCCAAAGAGGGGGACTGTAAAGGTAGATACAAACTTTTACAAAATAGAAAATGGTGTGATGGAATCTCTTAATGGAGAACAACGAAGAGACACCAACTTTATTATCCGTGAGTATGTGGGAACATATGATGACTTCATCCTTACAGCAATGTCCACTCAATCAAACAATACAGGGTTTATTGACAAGTCACAAAAGGAAAGAAAAGAACTACTTGCTCAATTCTTGGATATGGATGTATTTGAATCTCTTTACCAAATTGCAAGTGAAGAAATCAAAGAATTATCTGCTCTTCTAAAGGATTATAAGAATCAAGACCTACCGACCCAATTAGCTGACGCTGAGGAGACTTTAACATCCATTACAGGTTCTTTAACCGAATTAGAAGATAAGCGTCTTAAATTGGATTCTCAGCGAGATTCAATCAACACAAAGATTGAGTTTGAAGTTGGTAGTTTAAAGCCCGTTGATGATGTTGGTGATGTGGAACAATTAGAAACACATTTAGAGTCACTTAACAAGCAACGAAAAAGACAAGATACCGAATGTGGTGTAAATCTTTCGGAGCTTAAAAGTATAGAAACAAAACAACAAGATGTTGAGTCAAAGATGTCCAATTTAAACATTGATGACTTAAAAGAAAAAAATGAACAATACAAAACTTACAATAATAAGTTTAATGAAATGGGAGTTCAACTTGATAAGTTGGAATCTCAAATGGTTCACGCTAAAAAACACTTGGATGGTATTGGGTCTCTTACCTTTGATGATAATTGTGACCATTGTGTAAGTAATAAAAACACACCATTTGCAAAACAAGCCCAAACCCTTGAAGATGAGTTGAAAAAATTGGGTAATGAATATACTGACTTGGTAACCAAACGTATGGATGTAATGACCCTACGAAATCAAAATGATGTGACCAAAGAGCTAAAGCTTTGGGATGACCTTTCCGAAACTTCTTCTAAATTGGAAAAGGAATGGTTAAAGGTCAGTCGTTCGTATGAGTCGTGTTTATCGCTTGTTAAGGACTATGATACCTCTATTAAAAATTTAGAGATTGATATTCAAAAAGCCAAGAACCAACAACAAGCGGTAGAGCATAACAAATTGGTAAAGGAAAAGATACAATCTTTAAAAGGTAAACGAACTGAAATTGAAGAGTCTATCAAAGAAACTACCAATGAGTTAATGAATATCAATTCAGAAATTAAGGTAGCTGAAAAAACCATTGAGAATGTTCATCAGTCTTTGGAAAAACTTCGTGGTATGGAAATGAAATACGATGGGTATGAATATTACCTCAAGTGTGTAAAGAGAGATGGTATTCCTTACAATCTTATTTCAGAGGTTCTTCCAAAATTAGAAATGGAAATTAACAACATCCTTTCACCTATTGTAGATTTCCAAATCCTATTGAATACGGATGGTAAAAACATCAATTCGTATATTGCATATGGTGATGCTGAATACTGGCCATTAGAACTTACAAGTGGTATGGAAAAATTCATTTCATCTATCGCAATCCGAACTGCTTTGATAAATGTGTCTAATTTACCAAGACCAAACTTTATTGCAATTGATGAGGGATTTGGGTCATTAGACACGGACAACTTCAACTCACTCTATTTATTATTTGATTATCTAAAGACGCAGTTTGATTTTATAATCACCATTTCGCACATTGATAAAACGAGGGATATGGTAGATTTCATTATTGACATCAATAAAATCAAAGGGTTTTCATCTATAAGATATTTATAAGAAATGGAGTAGTTAATGGGTTTGGAACTCAAAATAAAGTCAAAACAAAATCTATCCAAATATAGAGTTTTAGTAGAAGACTCATCAGCAACATCTGATGAGTATTTTTCTATTGTAGAGTTTCCAGAATACTTGGGTGAGGGTAAGAACCTACTTCGTATCAAAACGAACCCAAATGTATTTGAACCCAACACTCAAATCTTTATTGAGGTATTAGACCCAAATGGAACGCCGGTATATTGGGAGATTCCAAATCATAGAGAAAAAGATGACTCTCGTTTAATTTCTATTTGGGTTTATGGTGATAGAAACGACAAGTACGATAATGGTAAGGGTATTGGTGAGATAGTCTTGCTTGGAACCTTATCAACTACATCGGATGGTAAACAAGTTCCTACTGATTTCAAAAAGGTTCCAAATATAAGGTGGAGACGTAAAGTTTCGTTTGCACCAAACAAACCATCAAATGGTAAGATTGTATTTAGGACAGATAGTTTACCAAGACTAACACTATCTTCAAGTGTTGATACATTCACTAATAAAGTAGTATCAAATAATCAATTAGTTAAGACCATCACCAATTCGGATGTTTATTATAAGAAATCTACATTTGGAAATACTGTATCACTTGAATATGAAAATGGTGATGCGTTTGAGGGTCAAATGGTTGGTGGTATTGTTTATGGTAATTTGTCCACTACTTTATTTCCAAGATTGGGTGGTGGTCAATCACAACCAACTACATTTACTGCAAGTATTAGTTCAGTTCCATCCATTTCTATTTTAAGAATAGAAAATCCACTAACTCAAAGTGATAATAGAACAAATGGGTCCATTCACACATATGAGTATTCTGATGGAACTATAAATGTAAATGTAGAGTATTACTCAACCGCATCTGATACACAAACTCAAAATCAAGTTGCTGTTGCAAATATAACTTTAACTAACCTTGACCCTATTGTAGGTAGGGTTCATTCAGTTAACACCTTACTAAAATCACAAGGATTAACTTCGGCTGAATATCAATTGATATCAAACAACTTGGTTAGTGCTACAGAATCAGTATCATTTAAAGTTCCAATTCCAACCGAACAACTAAACGACCCAAAGACTTTAAAATTACAATTTTTAAATGTTGATGGTGTGAAGTCAGAAACCGAACTTGTTAAATCAGATGTTGTATTTACGGGCGGTAACGTATACATTGCAGGTGACCAATCCTTAATCACCGGCTCATTCCATATTGGAAACGCAATTGGAACTGGCATTGAAATGTCCGGCCAATCAAGTGGATATCTAAAATCGGTTGGATACCAAGGATTTACATCAGCATCACTTGGTAAAGGGCCGGGTGGATTTCTTATTTGGAGTGGTAGTGGTAATTTACAAATTGGAGTAGACCAATACCCTGGTGTAGGAATGGAAATGGTGTCGGAGGGTGGTAGTTCAAGTTTCTTCTTTACAACCGCAGGTGGTGGTAATTTGCAGGTAATCACCGATGATTTCTTTATTGGAACCGAAGCCACTCAATTTGTTAGTGGTTCAAATGGTAACATAGAAATTAGTTCATCATTTTTCCATCTTAATCCAAAAGATAATGAAGCTGTGATTGGTGGGTTTGTTGTAACCCCAACTGCAATAAGTTCATCACAATTTGATACATCCGCATCAGTATCCGTTCCAAAACTTGCACTAAAATCAAATGGACAAATTACAGGTTCAAGCGTTCTTATCCAACGACTATTGGATGGTGACTTTTACACTTTGTTTGATACGAATGTTGGTATTATAGACGCAAGAAATAATGGTAGACAAATTATTTCGGATTATACTGAATATGAGTGGACCGGTTCGGTTGAAACAAAAGTGGCAGAATATTACTTTCAGTTAATGCCGGGTGAAAATAGACTATTATATGCGTTTAGTCAGTTAACTCATAGGCAAGCGACTGGTTTTACTGGTTCAGTTGGATATGTTCAAGGAACTTGCAAAATGACACTACAAATTCCAAATACGGGCTCTGTAACTAATGGTCCATATGGGTATTCATCTCCAAGTCAAGGTACATATTACTACGATGGTTTTGCAAACGCAACAGAATACACGGTATTTGAACGAACTTTAGGTAATATTGCAACCAATGACTATTATTCAAGTAGAACAAATCAGCCAGGAGACCAAGGGTCTTATTATGTTGTTCCAAGTAACTTACAAGGTCGTTTGATTCGTGCAAATCTTTATTTAAAAACTTTAAATGTTGCAACCACTGGCCCACGAACGGCCGGAACTTATTCAAGAGTCAAGGGTGTGAGTTTAGTTGCCACGAGACAATTTGGTCAGAGAGCTGGTGATATTACGGAAGTATTGCCTGATTTGGGTGAAGGGTTAGGAATATAAAATTAGATACTTATTATTATGGGAAATTTAATTAAAGAGTGGGTTAGGGGAATTCTTGTTGAAGAAGTAAAACAAGAAGTAGTAGTTTATGCTGGAAGGTTTCAACCATTTCACAAAGGACACTACGCTACCTATGAACATTTGGTAAAAAAGTTTGGTAAGCAAAATGTCTTTGTTGGGACCTCAAATCAACAAGGTGGTCCAAGACATCCATTTAATTTTAAAGAAAAACGAGAAATTATGATGAAGATGTTTAACATCCCATCATCACAAATTGTCCAAGTAAAAAACCCATACCAACCAAGTGAGGTTTTAAATAAATTTGATTCTAAAACCACCGCATTTATCACGGTAGTTGGTGAAAAGGATGAGGCTCGTTTGGGTGGTAAATACTTTAAGAAATACGATGGTAAGCCCGAAAGTGGATATCTTGATAACGGATATGTGTATGTATCCCCGGCACAACCAAACGCAATAAGCGGAACTGATGTTCGTAATTGGTTATCAGCATCAGATGATTCTCAAAGAAAAGCTGGATTCAAGAAAGCATACCCAAAGTTTGACCCAAAGATTTACAATTTAATTTCAACAAGGTTAATGAAGATTGAATCCGTAATGGAATCGTTCTTTAAATCATTTGATGTTGAATCTCTTTTAGAGGGCTCTCTTTATGGGGCAGATGCTGGTGAACCCGACACTATGTTTGTATTGCCAGGAAAAACTCGCAAACTTGGAATGAAAAATCCAGGTCAAAAAGATGATGTGTGGTTTGTAAATGGTGGTTATGTTCAAATGCACTTTCCGGTAGCTGATGTGATTGTTTCACCTGATGCAAAGGGGTCATCTGATTACTACCAATATTCATCCAAACGAAATATCCGTAATAATACCGATTTGGAAATCCCACCCGTAAGTGATGACTTTACAACGGCTAAACAGGGTAGAAAACAAGTTGATGTTCAAGACCTCAAAACCGAAGGTTCTACTATGGGACCAATTTCACTTGATATGGTTGATAATGGTCCTGCGTTTTCTTGGGCAAGTAAAGAAAAATACCAATCTGCAAATAACGAAATTGCAAAACGATTGGGATTTGAAGTAGTTGATTGGATGTTGGGAACTGACTTGGAAACTCAATTTGTTCAAGACCGACCAACACAAGTTTCTTACTATCCAAAAAGTAATAGACCTGCAAATAAAGACTACTCTGATTGGAAATCTGATATTGAAAAAACAGCCACCGCTGTTGGTGTTGAGTTTATAAATTTTCTTGATAAAAAACAAATTGGATTAAACGAAGACCTTTTCGGAACATCGTTAAAAATGAAACCATATGAAACCTTGATGGTTAAATCCGTTATTGAATTTATGATGGATAAGTATAATTTTAATGCAAAGATTATAGTAAAGAAAAAAGAAAAAGTTGGATTGATAGGTGATATATCCTTAAATTCAAATTCAGTAGATGGAAATAAATTTTATTTACACTTTAATCCCAATCAGTCATATCAGAGAATAATTCAAACAATGATACACGAGTTGACTCATATCAAACAAGTTTCCAGAAAAGAATTATTACCAAATAAAGACTATACCGCAATACTTTGGAAGGGTAAAGAATACATAACTGCAAAAGACTATAATAAGTTAATGAAGTCAAGTCCTTCGGAGTATATCAAATTACCTTGGGAAGTTGAAGCTATTTCAAATATGAAAAGTTTGTATCCTCAATTTATAAAATCAAAATATTGGTTGGGATTAAAGGGTAAGGACTCTACATTAGATTATATTATCAATACAAACGAAAATGTATTAAAAGAATCTTTATTGGTTGAAGGTGGTGCGTATGGTCATATGGCTCACCCATTTGATACTGAAATGAATTTAACTTTTGGTGACTTAAAACAAATCATCAACGGAGCCCTAACGGGCGAATTAGAACTTGCAAGAGAAAAGACCGATGGTCAAGCCCTTGCTATTTCGTGGAGAGATGATAAGGGTTTAATTGCAGCAAGAAACAAAGGACACCTTGCTAATCGTGGTGAAAAGGCATTGGACATTAGCGGTATTGCTTCAAAGTTTGGTGGTAGAGGTGGTTTGACCGACGCATACAACTTTGCAATGAAAGACCTTACATCAGCTATCAAAGGTTTATCAAAAGCACAACGAGACAAAATCTTCAAACAAGGTGCAAAGTTTATGAACCTTGAAGTAATCTGGCCAACATCGGTCAATGTAATCCCTTATGGTCAAGCCCTTTTGGTATTCCACAATACGACTGAATACAACGAAGCTGGTATAGCTATTGGTGCTGACCAAAGTGATGCAAAGGTTCTTGCTGGGATGATTAAACAAGTTAATGCTGATGTTCAATCAAAATACACAATCCAAGGACCGCCGGTAACCCAATTACCAAAGTCGCAAAAACTTACATCTTTAAAATCAAAATTTGATGGTCAGTTGAATAAACTTCAAAAAGAATTTAATTTGAAAGATACTGATGGTGTTGCAGAATATCACCAAAAGTGGTGGGAAAATTTTGTAGATACAAAATCACCATCAACACTTGATAACAAAACTAAAATGGGTCTTGTTAAAAGATGGGCGTTCTACGATAAAGGGTTCCGTTTGGACAGTAAAACCATCACCGACCCTAAAGTGTTGACTTGGGCTCAAGGTATAGATAAAAACGACCACGCCAAAATTCAAAAAGATAATATTAGACCATTTGAAGATATTTTCTTGGGTGTTGGTGCCGAAGTTCTTTCGTTTATGAGTTCAGTTTTAACTGCAAATCCTGATGCTGCTGTTAGAAGTATGAAAGACCGACTTGACCAAACAGTTAAGGACGTTCAAAAAGCAGGTGACCCAAAGAAAATTGCAAAACTAAAATTAGAATTAGAACGACTTGCCGCTATTGGTGGTAAAGACAAAATTGTTCCTAATGAGGGTATCGTATTTGTGTATAAAGGTAATACTTATAAACTTACAGGCACATTCGCACCACTCAATCAAATTTTAGGATTGTTCTACGGAGAATGATAAATTAAAATAAAAGTTATGTCTAAAAAATTACAAAATGTTAAGGCGATTAAAGAAATGCTCGCCGGAACACACAAAACTCAAACAAAAACTACAATTGGCTTTGAAACTAAAGATTATGTAAGAAGGGAAGTTGGAGAACAATGGACCGATGAGTTTGGTAATCAATGGGAACAAAAAAAAGGATACAAAGTTAAACTTGGTAAACTTTCAGAGGTTCGTAAAGAAGTTTCACAATTTTCAAATTGTCGTAAAGAAGTTTGTACTTGCACTACACCATCTCAAGCTGATAAAAAGATGATGGCATATCACGGAATGTGTTTGGATTGTGTGGTTGATATGGAACATCAATTACGAATTGAGGGTAAGTTTGAAGAATACGAAAGAAGTAAGGTTTTAGAAAATGCAAAAGCTTGGCTAAAACAAGCCGAAGTAGAAAAGGAAATCTTAAAATCAGCATTAAAAGCTCAATACATCCTTGAAGATGGTCGTGTTGAAGAGTGGGAGGGTGGAATGTCACCTGAAGAACTTGAGGCTAAAATTGATGCTGAATTTGAAAAATTTAAAACGGATTTCATTGCCAAGTTAGAAAACGGAAACAATTAACCATACCTATTTATTTTGTGAGGTATTATATGAAAAGTAAAGAGTATTACATTCGTTTAGGTGAAGCGGTTCAAAAGCTAGAAGAAAAGAATTGCCCAACCGACCCATCAAAGTGGTCATATTATAAATCACAAGCAAAAGAAAAGTTTGATGTATATCCATCAGCATATGCTAATGGGTGGGCTTCAAAACAATATGGTGATGCTGGTGGTGGTTGGAAGAAATGTGAAAACGAAGCTACTGATTCTCAAGAAAAAGAATTTCATACTCAACTTGATAAGTTAGTTCACAAAACTTTTGGTAAAAGTCCGGAAGAAGAAAAAATGGATGAGAAGTTTGATAGAACTCACCTTGGTATTTTAAAATACGCTTATAAGGACATTGATAAAATCAATCCATCCGACCCAATGTATGTTAGAGTGGCTCAGATGTTGGATAAATTATCAAAACAGGAATTACAACAATTGATTGATGCTGACATTAAGTTCATATCACTTCTTGCAAAGAATCGTTTATCAAAAAAAGAATCAGTAAACGAAGAAAAAGTAGATATGGAAGAGCTAGAAATGATGCTAAAGAAATTAAAAAAAGAGAATCCAGGTAAAAAAGTAACATACAGTTTTATTAAAGGTAAACAATACCCTAAAGGTTATGTTATTAAAATAAATGGAAAAATTTTAGAAGGTGAATCAGTAAACGAATCTCATTTTCAAGTTGGTGATAATGTCACTTGTCTTAAAAGTGGTATGACTGGTCAAGTTGTTGGGATGGATAAACCACACGGTGCGGATGATGAGGAATATTATACAGTTAAAAGACAAGATGGTGAAGTAATGAAATACTCACCAAACGAATTAAGACTTACTGAAAACACTTTGAAAGAAGGTTTGTTCCAAGACATTATGAGAGCTGTTAAAAAAGGTGATGGTCCTTTCACTTTGGTTGTTATTAAGAACAACAAAGTAATTAAACAAGTAGAAGTTAAAACTCCACAAGCAATCCCTGCAAACTACTCTTCATTATTAAAAGATTTTCCTAATACGAGAATCAGAATAGAGGATGCAACAGGTAAAATTGTAATGGGTGAATCGGTAAACGAAGCTAAGGCAATCGGAAAAAAGATATTCTCTGATGCTAAAGGAAAACTTTTCTTTGGATACCAAAATGATGATGATACTGTTCAACTTGTAGATTACAAAACTTGGAAAAAACTTCCAATGACGGACTTATCTAATGAGTTTATGGCTAACAGAATAATCAACTCAATTGTTAGAAATGAAAGACAATTCAACAAAAAAGTTGAATACAATATGTGGTCTAAAAAGACTAACCCATCTTTTGAAGAGAGAATGGATTACTTCATTAAAAACAATTGGATATCTAATATCACTAAAACTGGTATCAAAGAATCGGTAAACGAATCATCAATGAGTAATATTGATATTATCGCACAAGAAGCAAAAGATTTTAAAGATTTTGTGAAAGAGTTCTACAACGAATACAAAGATTTTCCAAAAGATAGAGATACTATTAAATGGTTAAAAGGTGTTTATGATAATAGAAGCACAAACGAATCGGTTGAATCATTAGATGAAAAATTACCAAATGAGTTTGCTACCATTCCTAATGATTCTCGTGTAGATGGTATGATGAAACATCTTCAGCACCATTTGGGTGTTATTAGTAAGAATGTAAAGACTGGTAAAGGTGTTTACAAAAAGGATTTGATGAAGATGGCAAACATCATTAAAGCCCTTCAAATGTATGAATCAAAATCAGTAAACGAATCATCGGTTGAAATTGGTGATATCGTATTGTTCCCACCAGCGAATAGTGCTGCTACTGTTGTTGATAGGTTTGGTAGAAGTGTGACCTTAAAGTTGGCTAATGGTAAAAAAGTTAAAACCGTGGTTGATAAAGTTAAGTTATTAGCACAAGATAATGTAAACGAGGGTAATGCTTTCACAGGTGCTTTGTTCAAAGCTCGTAAAGAAGGTTTGACTGAATTTGAATTCAACGGAAAAAAATATCCGGTTCACAAACTTGAAGAAGAAAAAGAAGAAACTCTTGCTGAATCAAAATTGACCAAAGATTCTTTGAAGCAAATTATCAAAGAAGAATACCATAATGTAAAAACCTTTATGGAAGAAAAATACGGATTTACTCCTGAATTAGGTAAGGTATATTCCAATCTTGCAGCTAAACCTTTTTTAAAAGAAGAAGAGGAAGAGGTAGTTGATGAGTATGATGTAGAAAATTACCAAGACCTAAAAGAGTTTGTTCAGTTTATGGCTGAATACAAAAGTGATATCAACGAGGCAGAATATCAAGGTAGAAAAGTAAAACTTGGTAAGATTATGCAAGGTGATGTTAAGAAATTCAAAGTATATGTTAAGAACGACAAAGGTAATGTTGTTAAAGTAAACTTTGGACAAGGTGGTGATGCTAAGGGTGGAACTATGAGAATTCGTAAAGACAATCCTAAAGCAAGAGCATCGTTCAGAGCAAGACACAATTGTGATAACCCTGGTCCAAGATGGAAAGCAAGATATTGGTCTTGTCGTAAATGGTAATTATTAACATTGAATTACATACTTATTAGTAGTTTTAAATTAAATTGGAATAAACTATGGAAACATTAAAGAAAGTTTGGAATTGGTTACTTGGTAAAACTACCATTGATGAAAAAATCAAAGAAACCGTTGCCGAAGTTAAAAAAGAAGTAGCCGAAGTAAAGGTTGCTGTTGCAGAAGTAAAAGTTGCTGCTAAAAAAGTAGTAAAAGAAGCATCTGATGTAGCTAATGTAGTAGAAAAAGCTGCTCCTAAAAAGAAAAGATACTACCCAAAGAAAAAAGCTGCTGCTAAAACCGAACCAACTGCTAAAAAGCCGGCTGCCAAAAAATAAATGAAACGATTCAATACTCAACAACTTGTAATTCTTGCTTTATTAGCTTTACTGGCATATCAATTCTTTTTTGCTGGTAATCGTTACAAAAAAGATTACGAAAGAATGTTGAAAGAGCGTGAACAAGAATACAACACGCAGATTGAAAAGTTAGAAAGTCAATCAGATTCTCTTTTAAAAATCAATAAAGATATTGAAAAAGAATTAAAAAGAATTGATGGTCAAATTGGCAAAAAAGATGCTCAAATCAATAAGTTAAGGAAACAATATGAAAAAGATGTTGCTAAGCTTGACGCTATGTCTGATAACGACATTGCCGATGCTTTCACAGACGCTTTCAACTGAATCTAACTTAATTGCAGTTCCGAGAGCGGCTCTTGAAAACGCATTAAAGGTAAAAGCAGAACGTGACTTGTGTGTTAATGAATTACGATTAACACAAGAAAAGGTTGTTTTATACTCAAAATCTATTGATTTGTATAAAGTTGAAGTTGAAAACTTAAATAAAGTTATTACTTCAAAAGATTTGGTTATTGTAGAAAAAAACAAAATAATTTCTCTAAAAGAAGACCAAATCAAAGTTTTAAAAAGAGAAAAATCTTCTAAAATGTGGCAAGGTCTTTTGGTTGGCTTTGCTGGTGGAGCTGCTACGGTTACATTATTGCTCGCTCTATAAATAAAAATGTATGGCAAAAAGTTTAAAGGAACTTATTAGGGAAGAGTACATTAAATGTGCTAAAGACCCAGTGTATTTCTTTAAGAAATATTGTTATATCCAACACCCTCACCGAGGTAAAATTCTTTTCAATCTTTATGATTTCCAAGAAGATTTGATGAGGGAGTTTGATGACCACAGGTTTAATGTAATCCTCAAATCACGTCAGTTAGGTATTTCTACTCTATCCGCCGGATACTCTTTATGGATGATGTTATTCCACGAAGATAAAAACATTTTGGTAATTGCAACCAAACAAGAAGTAGCAAAAAACCTTGTGACTAAAGTAAGGTTTATGCACGAAAACCTACCAAGTTGGTTAAGAGGCCAAACCGAAGAAGACAATAAACTTTCTTTACGATTGAGAAATGGTTCTCAAATTAAAGCAACATCAGCAGCAGGTGACGCGGGTCGTTCTGAAGCTCTTTCAATGTTAATTATGGATGAGGCTGCGTTTATTTCCAACATTGAAGATATTTGGACTTCTGCTCAATCAACTCTTTCAACCGGTGGTAAAGCTATTGTCTTATCAACTCCAAATGGTGTTGGTAACTGGTTTCATAAAATTTGGTTAAAAGGTGAGGCCGGTGATAGTTGGAATCCAATCAAACTTCACTGGACCGTTCACCCTGAACGAAACCAAAGTTGGAGAGATGACCAAACAAAATTACTTGGTGAAAAGGGCGCAGCACAAGAATGTGATTGTGACTTTATCAGTTCGGGTTACACGGTAGTAGACTCATCAATTCTAACTTGGTATACTGAAACTTATATTAAAGACCCAATTGAAAAACGAGGATTTGATGGAAATTATTGGTTGTGGGAATATCCAAATTATTCTCGTGACTATGTAGTGGTAGCCGATGTGGCTCGTGGCGATTCATCCGACTATTCAGCATTTCACGTTATTGATATTGAAACCGTAGAACAAGTTGCTGAATACAAAGGTAAGATTGAAACCAAACAATATGGAGCATTCCTTACATCGGTTGCTGCGGAGTGGAACAATGCTATGTTGGTGGTTGAAAACGCAAACATTGGTTGGGCTGTAATCCAAGAAGTTATTGATAGAAACTATACAAACTTATATTACTCATATCGTGAGTTGGGTTATGTAGATGATGATGTCCACCTACGAAAAGGTTGGGACCTAAAGAAAAAAGAAGATATGGTTCCGGGCTTTACAATGTCTTCACGAACAAGACCTTTGGTGATTTCTAAACTTGATACCTATATGAGAGAAAAAACACCAATCGTTCACTCAAAGCGTTTAATTGATGAGCTGTTTGTATTCATTTGGAATGGTTCCAAGGCGGAGGCTCAACAAGGGTATAACGATGACTTGGTTATGTCGTTCTCCACAGGACTTTGGGTAAGAGACACCGCATTAAAATTAAGACAACAGGGTATAGATTTAAGCCGTACCGCATTAACTCACATTTCAAAGACTCAAGGTGGTGTTTACAACGCCAGAATGGGACAACATAATCCTTGGGTATTAAAAGATGGTAGAGGTAATGATGTAGATATGACTTGGATACTTTAATTTGGTAGTGTAGTTTATTTTTTGTATATTTATAGATTGTAAAAGTATACTCTTTTAGTTTAGAAAAACATTATGGCAGACAATTCATTATTTGGAAGATTACAAAAACTATTCGCTACCCAAGTCATCGTAAGAAGAGTTGGGAAGAATCGTTTACAAGCCGTAGACTCACAAAGACTACAATCTCAAGGTAATATCCGTGGAACATCATACTACGATAGATTTGGTCGTTTACATACTTCTCGTAGGAATTGGGAAACCTACAACCAACAATTTAATTATCACTCAAACAAGTTAGAATTGTATACTGACTATGAGGCGATGGACAAAGATTCAATCATTACTTCTATTTTGGATATCTACTCCGATGAGTGTACCTTAAAGAACGATATGGGTGATGTGATTCGTATTAAATCTTCTGATGAGAATCTAAAAAAAATCCTTCACAACTTATTTTATGATATCTTAAATATTGAATTCAACCTTTGGGCTTGGGTTCGTGGTATGAACAAATATGGTGACTACTTTTTGTATTTAGATATTGAAGAGGGAGTTGGTATTGTAAATGTCCAACCAATTTCAGCATACGAATTTGAACGTGAAGAGGGATTTAATCCTGATAACCCTTATGAGGTTAGATTTAAATTATCCAATATGAGTTCTTCTACCAATTTCTCATATGGTAAAGATAAAAATACATACTTCCCATTTTATCAGATTGCACACTTTAGATTAATGACCGACTCAAACTTCCTACCATATGGTCGTTCTTTGTTAGAGGGTGCTAGAAAAACTTGGAAACAATTAACTCTTATGGAAGACGCAATGATGATTCATAGAATTATGAGGGCGCCTGAAAAGAGAATCTTTAAAATTGATGTTGGTAATATCCCACCACAAGAGGTTGACCAACATATGAGAAACATTATTGATGGAATGAAAAAAGTTCCATATATTGACCAGAACACGGGTGATTACAACCTCAAGTTCAATATGATGAATATGTTGGAAGACTATTTCTTGCCGGTTCGTGGTGGTCAAAGTGGAACTGAAATTGATTCTTTGAGTGGTATGGAATTCGGTGGTATTGATGATATTGAATACCTAAAGAATAGAATGATGGCTGCTTTAAAAGTTCCTAAAGCATTCATTGGATATGAAGAGGGTGTGGAAGGTAAAGCTACCCTTGCTCAACAAGACATCAGATTTGCAAGAACTGTGGAACGAGTTCAAAAGATTGTTCTATCAGAACTTACTAAAATTGCAATTGTTCACCTTTACTCACAAGGATACGAAAACGAAGACCTCGTTAATTTTGAGTTAGAGCTTACAAACCCATCTATTATTTACGAACAAGAGAAAATTGCTTTACTTTCTGAAAAGACAACTCTTGTAAGCAATATGAAGGATTTGAAGATGATTTCACAAGAGTGGATTTACAAAAACATCTTTAATATGTCTGATGATGAGTGGGAAAAAGAACAACAAAAAGTAATTGATGACTTGAAGTTATCGTTCAGACACGAACAAATTACTACCGAAGGTAACGACCCAGCTAAAACGGGTGAATCGTTTGGAACACCTCACGACCTTGCTGTGATTGCACAACAACCTGCTGAAGAAGAGGGTGGTTCTCCTGAAGGTGGATTTCCTGGCGCTGGAAGACCAACTGAAAGTGGAACATACGGAACCGACCAAGCAAATATGGGTAGAGACCCACTTGGTAAACAAACCGACATTAGTAGAGACAGTACATATCATAATTTTAGAAAAGGGCCAATGGCGGTTGAATCTCAAACGGCATTAAAATCTTCTCTGAAAAAAATGAAGGTTAAAACCAAGTCTATGATTATGGAATCCTTAAAACCAGAGTCTAAAACTGAAGAGCTGGGGTTGTTGGATGAGTCACAATTGTTAGATGATACGATTTAACCTACAATACGATATTTATTTATTAGAAAGTCAAATAAAAGGTTTGAAATGGGTAAGTTAAAACACAGTAAGTTCAAAAATACGGGTATTTTATTTGAGTTGCTCGTGAGACAAATTGCTGCTGATACATTAGGTGGCAAAAACTCACTGGCGCTTGAAATAATTAAATCCCATTTCAAAAAAGGGACTGAACTAACCAAAGAGTTAAATCTCTATCAGACGCTTCAAAAAGAAACATTTGATACTCAATATAAAGCTCAAGAATTTGTTAATATTATTTTAGAGCAGAGAAAAGGTTTAAACGAATCTATTCTTCGTAGACAAAAATATAATCTTATCAAATCTATCAAAGAATCTTATAAGATTGATGACTTTTTTAAGTATCGTGTAAACAATTACAAAGAATTAGCATCAACCTACAAGTTATTTGAATATAAGCAAGAAAATTCTCCAAAAGAATGGGTTGATTGTAAGAATACTATCTTTGAAAGTATTATCACCAAAAAAGAACAATTGGTAGAACAAAAAACCAACGAAGAATACACAACACAACCAAAAGAGGTTCGTTTATTGGCTTACAAATTCTTGGTTGATTCATTCAATGAAAAATATTCAAGTTTAACTTCGGAACAAAAGAATGTATTAAGAACATACATCAATAATATTGATAATTCAGAGAAATTAAGAAAGTATGTTATATCTGAAGTTAAAAAATTAAAGACCGCATTTGGTAAAGTAAAAGTATCTGATAAGGTTCTATCTATTAAGTTAAACGAAACTGTTAATTTGATGGAAAGTATCGCAACATCAAAGGTAATCAGCGAAACGCAGGTTCTTTCTCTATTAAGATACCACGAATTGCTTCAAGAAGTGAGGAAACTAAAATGAGTAAATACTTGCTAAAAGAACTTGAAGACAAATTCAATCAACTTGAACTTCAACAAGAAGAAGATGAGTTGGATGAAGCAAATGTGACCGCAAACCTTGATGGTGGTGCTGGTCCCCCAAGAACCCCATATGCTTTTGCTAAAAGTGAGGATGATATGGATGATGACCACATTGAAGTATTAGGATACAAAAAATCAAAAAAATCAAATCAACATTTTGAATCACTTTCACAATTAGATTCTAAATTAGAAAGTTTGATTGAAGCAACCTATCGTGCTTATAGAAAAGATGAGTCAATGTCTGCAAAGAAAAAAGTGAATCTTGCTATCAAAGAAATCAATCGTAAGTTGTATGAGGTTGAACAATTAGTAAATCAGAATACAAAACTTAAAACCGAAATGGGATTGAGTCAAGGTCAGTATTGGGAATCTACAAAAGTAAGATTTAGTAAGATTTCCGAAAGAATGTTAAAGATTTCTCGTAAGATTAAAGAGCTGGGGTCGTAATATGTCTTGCGGATGTGAAAAGAACCAAGTTAATGAAGCTTTAGAGGTGGATGACATCTCTCAAATCAGATTGTTGATTCGTAAAGAATTAGCTAAAGTATTTCTTGACCTTTACCGCAAAAAACAAATCTGGGAAAAATAATGAAACAATTATTAGTTGATACTACTGTATTCCAAATTACACCTCAAATCTTGAAGGAGTCGCAAGACCGCCACGGAAGATTTTTGGTTACAGGTGTATTGCAGAGAGCAAACGCTAAAAACCAAAATGGTAGAGTATATCCAAGAAACATTCTTGAAAGAGAAGTTGAAAAATACAAGGGTAGGGAAATCAAAGAAAACCGAGCATATGGCGAACTTGACCATCCGGAATCATCGGTAATTGAATTGAAAAACACATCGCACGTTGTTCGTGATGTGTGGTGGAATGGTGATGATGTAGTTGGTGCTGTTGAAATCTTAAACACACCTGCTGGCAAAATCTTACAAGAGTTAATCAAAGCAGAATGTACGGTTGGTATCTCATCAAGAGGTATGGGTTCCGTGAGTCAGATTAAAGAAGATGGAACTGTTGCTGTTGAAGGTGACTTTGAGTTGATTTGTTGGGACTTTGTTTCTAACCCATCAACGCATGGAGCTTTTATGAGACCTACAAATGAAGGGGTTATCAAAGAGTCAGTTCAAAGAAAACAAACTAATTATAATAAGGTTAATACACTTATGAGAGAAATCATCTGCGAAGTGGGTGGATATTGTGAGTGTGATTTTGGAGATATAAAATGAAAATGATGTCATTACTAAAAGAAAACGCTAGTAGAACCGCAATGGAAATTGGCGGTTTGACTGGTTTAAACAAAGACGCAATCCAAAAGTTTGTTGATACTCACAATATGGATATTGAGAAGGTTTACCAATATGTTAAAAAGTCAAAGTTAACAGATAGACTTAATTTTGTAACCGCAGTTGTTGGAACTCCTGGAAATCCGGTTCAAAAGAGAATGATTAAGATGTTTGGTGAATCGGTAAACGAATCACAAGACCACGAAGTTTCAATGGCTCAAAATTCATTGGACTCTATTATCAAATACGCTACTGAATTGAAGCAAAAAATGGGTGAGATGGAAAAGGATGTTCCTGCTTGGATTCAAGACCACATCACTAATGCTGAAAACTATGTATCTCAAGCCGCTTCAAACTACCACGAATATGGTAGTGGTATGAACGAGGGTGTATTGAATGAAATGAATCGCCAGTTAAATGTAAAAGTTAACAAGATGTTATCATACGAACTTGGTGATATGAGAAAAGGTGGAGCTAATCACTTATGGGCTATTATGCACATTTTGATGGGTGCATTAACCGATGCTAACTTCCATTCAGATGCAAAGAAAGTTCCTGCTATCTTCGGTTCAAAAGCAAAATACGAAGGTGACCCACAAGGTGAGAAAGACCTTGAGAAAATGTACGAATACGATTTAGGTCCGACCATTGCTGCTCTTGCAAAATGGGATGGTAAAGACATCGTAAACGCAGTTGGTTTTTATGTATCAATGAATGTTGGTAGACCAATGGGTGAAAAAATTGAAAAACTTGTTGAAGGTAAAAAATAAGGACAACTAAAATGAAAAAATTATCACAACTTCTTAAAGAATCACAAGATTTAGATTACCGCAGAATGAATGTTGGTGAAGAAGAAGGTCAGGGTATGACCAAAGAAGAAAAGCGTGCGTTCGTTGAAGCTGTTGCTGCTTACCGTCAATTAGGTGAAATGATTTCACACAAAGGTAATTTGGCTGAAATTCACGACTCTATCAAAGGTATCGTAGAAAGTGCTAATAACATTACGTTAAAAGAAACTGGTGATTGGTTTGATAGAGTAACTGTTCAGAGACATATGAAATCTATGAACGAATCATTCAAGGTATTCTCAAGCACCTTAAAAGAGGTGTCTACTCTTCAACAAAGATTGGAATCTACTTACGATGAAATTGGTGAGGTTCTTGGTAAATACTACGAAATCAAAGAAGGTAATGAGTTTGGTGCTGAAAGAGCTAAAGCAATTGCTGGTGGTGAAGATTCATTTGAAGTTGATGGTAAGTCATACAAGGTAACTGGAGTAGACGCTGAAGACAAGAAGAACGCAGAAGAGTTTGCTAATGAATCTATGAAGTTAACATCTTTAATCAAAAGAAACGAAGAGTTAACTGGTCGTCAAAAAGAATTGGATGTTGATAGTGATGGTGACATTGAAGCTGATGACTTGGCTGATTTAAGAGCTGGCAAAAAAGCAGATGAATCAGTAAACGAAGCGGTATCTCCGGCGGATATGGATAAAATTAAAGGGGCAGTAGAAGCAGCATCTTCATTTATGAGTGTGGGTAGTGAGTTAAAGAAATTAGGTATGAAATATACTTTCGCTACCGAACCATTACCAATTTATATTATACAACCAACTCCAAATAACAAAGTTGCTATTGTAAATAAGAAATATGCAACCAAACCTGATTTTGTGGTTGGTGATATTGCAGTAGGTATAATGGAAGGCAAATTAAACGAAGAAGAAATTAAGTGGAATGCAGTTGAAAACGCAATCATCAACTTCTTAAAGATGAACACCAAAATTTTGGACAAGAGAGTTCAAGCTAAAGATACCGATGGTGTTAAAGGTGGATTAAAATCTATCATTAGTGGTTTGACTAATGCACAAAGAAATTTGAAGTTAGAATCAGTAAATGAAGCTAGTTATGTGAGTGGATACACTGTAAAAGCTAAAACTCCATATGAGTTTGTAAATGGCGCATACGCAGTTCTAAATGCATATTTAAGAGATGAAGAACTTGGACCAAAAGGTAAAAAAGAATTACAAGATATCTTAAAGTCATTAGAGTATATGAGAAAGTATTTCTTCTTTAAGTTGAGTGAATCAACCGAATCGGTAAATGAAATCACACTTGCTAGAGGTTTAAAAGATTTAATTAAAGGAACAACCTCATCAGTTGAAGGTATTAAAGTTTCTAAAGAATTAGCAAGTGCTATTGCAGGATGGGCTACCGGTTCTACTTATGGTCAAAGATATGGTAATCAAATGTTGAAGTCTCCGTTTGCTAATGTTTGGCAGATGGTATTTAGTCCTTCATTTGGAGTTGAAGCACATTTGAAAAGATACGACAAGGAAGCTTTAAACACTTTGAAGCCCGAACTTATGAAAATCAAGTCAAAATTGGGAATGTAAGATGAACGAAATGAACATCCTACAAGACCTATCAGTTGAGTTTTCTCAAATGATTAAGAAAAACTTACCACAAATCAAAAAGTTATCCCCTTCTACTCAAAGAGAGTTGGGGAAACTTTTTTCTGATTTTAAAAATGGACTTGATGATTTAAGTTAAAAAAATTGTATTTATTACAATATAAAAAACAAGTTATGGAAGAAAACAAAAAATTCAAAAAAGTTAGAAAAGCCGAAATGGTTATTGTGGGAAAGCCCAACGCTGTGAAGGTAGTAAACAACAACATTGAAGCCGCTTTACGATTCTGGAAAAAGAATATGAAAGAAAGTGGTAAAATTGAATGGATTAAATCACATAGAGAATATGTGAAACCAACTACGGAAAAAAGAGAGCTACGAAATCAAGCACTCCGTAAAGAGTGGACACGACGCCAACAACAAGAATAATAAATGGTAAACACTTTATTGTTTCAATAAAAGTTCCCATATTTATTACTAAAAATGTAGTCCCCTAATGGACTATAACTTTATTTATAATTGTATTATTAAGGTTCACGAATAACCTTATTACCCCGAAGAATAATTTAGGAGTTTAAAATGGCAAAATCAGATTTGCTCAAAGAAGCTATCGCTGACGCAAAAGCCGTAAAAGAAACTGCTTTAGCTAACGCTAAGTTGGCTTTAGAAGAAGCATTTGCTCCACGAATTCAGTCTATGTTGTCTCACAAACTCGCAGAAGAACTTGACGATGAGGAAGTTTCTGAAGAAGAGGAAGAGATGACTGCTGAAGTACCTGCAATGGAAGAAGAGGATGAAATGTCCGCTGACGCTGAAATGGGTGCTGAAGAAGATATGACTGAAGAAGAGGATGAAATGTATTCTGAAGAAGACCAAATGGGTGCTGAAGAAGAGATGGATATGGCTGCTGACTCTGATGAAGAAGGTGAAGAATACGAACTTACCGGTGATGAAGAAGAAGACACCGAAGAGGACGACCTTGACCTTGAAGCAGTAATCAGAGAATTAGAAGACGCAATGGCTTCCGATGAAGAAGAAATGGCATTTGAAGAAGATGAAATGGAAGATGAAATGACATCTGAAGAAGATGAAATGGAAGATGAAATGACATCTGAAGAAGATGAAGAAGAACTTGACATCAACGAAATCATCCGTACCTTGAAAGAAATGGAAGGTAATGGCGAAGAAGAGATGACCGAGGAAGAAGAAGACGCTACTGAAGGTTACAAAGAAGAATTGGAAGAAGCTTATAAGACTATTCAGTCTATGAGAAAAACCATCAACGAAGTAAACTTACTTAACGCAAAACTTCTTTACACGAACAAGTTGTTCAGAACTTTTGATTTGAACGAGTCTCAAAAAGTTAAAGTAATTGAAAACTTTGATAGAGCTTCAAACTTGAGAGAAGTAAAATTAGTATTTGCTACATTAGGTGAAAACTTAAATGTCGCTAGAAAAAAGAAAACAGTTGTTAAAGAATCACTCGCTTCTAAACCAATGAAGTCAACTGCAGCTCCTAAAAAGATTTTATCTGAAGGTGACGCAGTAGCTGAAAGATTTAAGAAGTTAGCTGGTTTGATTAAATAATAAAAAACCAAAAAAGAAAAAAGGATTAAAATGAAAGTAAATAACATTTTAGCTGAATCTGCTGGTTTCAACAAGAGAATGTCTGAAGAGACTAAAGGTATCGTATCTAAATGGGCTAAAACTGGTCTTTTAGAAGGTTTATCTTCAGATTTTGAAAAGTCAGGAATGGCTACTCTACTTGAAAACCAAGCAAAGCAATTAGTATCTGAAGCATCTGCTACAGGTACATCGGCAAACTCTGAAGAGTGGAGCGGTGTCGCTTTACCTTTGGTACGCCGTATCTTCTCTGAAATCGCAGCGAAAGAATTCGTTTCGGTTCAACCTATGAACTTACCTTCGGGTCTTGTATTCTACTTGGACTTCAAGTATGGTACAGGTCAACCAGGTTTCACTACTGGTTCTGGTAAAAACTCACAAGCTGATTCAGTATTCGGTATCACCGAAACTGGTTCAAATGCTACTGGTGGTCTTTACGGAGACGGTCGTTTCGGTTACACTATCAATGAAACTCAATCTGCTGCGTTAGGTTATGGTTCACTTGGTGCTAGTAACGTAGCTACTAGCTCATTAAGCGAATCAGACTACAACTTTGACACCGCGTGGTCAGCATCAGTTTACGTTAACTACCCAGGTATTTCTGGTGGTGTATCTATCCACACTTTGAGCGTATCTGCGTCTTCAATCAGCGGATTTGATTCAAATGGTGTTAAGGCGTTCCAACCAGTTGGTGATGCTGTAACTGCTTACTACCCACAATTCACTACTTACAACTCTACAACTGAAGTTGTCAAGTTTGTTGTATTGGGTGATGTTGACAATGGTGACACTGTTGTTATCAAGTACCAAAAGCAACCAACTGATATCACTCGTGGTGACTTTGAACAATCAACTTCAGGTTTCGCTGCAAACCCAGAAACCGATTTAGGTATTCCTGAATTGAACGTAGAGCTTCGTTCTATTCCAATCGTTGCTAAGACTCGTAAGTTGAAGGCACAATGGACTCCAGAATTCGCTCAAGACTTGAACGCATACCACTCAATTGACGCTGAAGCTGAATTAACCTCAATGTTGTCAGAGTACATCTCACAAGAAATTGACCTTGAAATCTTGGATATGTTACAACAAAACGCATTGACTACTGGTCACTGGTCGGCTAAAGTTGGTTACGAGTGGAATGGTTCATCATTCGCTCAATCTGCGGCTAACTACACTGCATACATCCAAGGTACTTGGTTTGCTACATTAGGTACTGTTCTTCAGAGAGTATCTAACCAAATCCACGCTAAGACTATGAGAGGTGGAGCAAACTTCTTGGTAGTATCTCCTGATGTTGCAACTATCCTTGAGTCTATTCCAGGATACACCGCAAATGGTACAGGTGAAGCAATGCAGTTCGCAATGGGCGTATCTCAAGTAGGTTCATTCGCTAACCGCTACACTGTTTACAAGAACCCATACATGCAATCAAATATGATTCTTATGGGCTTCAAAGGTGCTCAATTCCTTGAGACTGGTGCTGTTTACGCTCCATACATCCCATTGATTATGACTCCTCTTGTGTACGACCCGAAAAACTTCCAACCTCGTAAGGGTGTAATGACTCGTTACGCGAAGGAAATGATTCGTGGTGAGTTCTACGGTAAAGTATTCGTTCACGGTCTTGAGACTGTTGGACAATAATAATCGTTAGAACAACGAGTAATCTAAAGGGGGTCTTCGGACCCCCTTTTTTTATTATACCCAAGATACTTATACTAAAGGTTTTATAATAATAATTTATCTATAAAGGGTTTATGGAGAATACGGAAAAACGAGTTCCAAAAGGTGATATTAAATTTTCAATTAATTTATCCGATGAACAAAAACACGCAAAATCACAAATCCTTGAACATCCATTTAATTTTATTTTAGGAAAAGCTGGTAGTGGTAAAACCCTACTCGCAGTTCAGATTGCATTGGATTTGTATTTCAAAAGAGAAATCAACAAAATTGTTATCACGAGACCTACTGTATCTAATGAGGACAATGGATTTTTACCTGGTTCTTTGGAAGAAAAAATGGAACCTTGGTTAGTACCAATCCGTTCTAATATGAAAAAGGTATACGATAAGTGGATTGTCCTTGAAAAAATGGAAAAAGAAGAAAACATTGAATTGGTTTCTTTAACACATTTTCGTGGTAGAACTTTTGATAATTGTGTATGTATAGTAGATGAGTTTCAAAACTTAACTAAAACACAATTAGCAATGGTATTGGGTAGATTGGGTAAGGGGTCTCGTATGATTCTTACAGGTGACGCTCAACAAATTGATTTAAAGTTTTCAAACGATTCAGCAGTACACGATGTTGCTAAATTAAAAGAATCAAGATTTGTATACACGGTTAATTTAAAAGATAATCACCGACACGAAGCTCTTGATGAAGTTTTAAGACTATTATATTCTTTCTAATAAGTTATGTTTAATCTCTAACTATTTATTGATTAGAGATACTATTTTATTAAGAGTTGGAGAACTTGTATGGCCGATTACACAGGGTCTTTTAGTGGTTCATTTGAAGGCACATTTCTTGGTGGTGTAATATCATCATCGGCGCAATTGTCTGTTGATTGGAATGGTAGTGTTATTACTAACAAACCAACCACAATTTCCCCATTCCAAGCAAATTCTATTATTTCAAATAATAGATTTAGAGAAACTACGTTTCCACCAATTTCATCATCAATATCATCACGACTTACAGCCGTTGAGGTTAGTGTAGGTGCATTTGTTTCCGGTAGTGTTTCTCCGGGAACTATTAGTTCATCTGCTCAAATTTCAGAGTTAGGGTACTTAACCTCTGCATCTGCTGCGGCTGCTGGATTTGGTACAGGTGGTGGTGAAACTTACACAGCCGGTCTTGGAATTACAATTTCAAGTAATGTAATAACTTTAGACACAAGTTCTACACATTTTATTCAAGGTGTATCTGCATCTGCTGCTGCAAGTGGTTTTGGTGGTGGTGGGGGTTCAAACGCAGCTCCAATCATCAACGACCAAACAATGTCAGCAGTTCCCGAAAGTTCATCCGCTGGTTATTCAGTTGGATTGATTACCGCTACGGATACTGAAGGTAATACTATTACATTTGGTGCATTTACAATTTCTAATGTTTATTTAAGTTCAAATCCATCGGTAAACTTAACTTCATCATTGGGTGGAACTTCTTTATACGACCCTACTGTAAACCCATTCCAAGTAAATAGTTCGGGACTTATTACTCGTAAAAATAGTGTTTTCTTAAATTCAGATGTAGCTGATAACTATGTTTATTTAGCTACCGTTACCGACGCATTTGCAACTACTACTGGTTCCGGATTTGTATACATTCCAATTTCAGCTCATAGTGCTACTACTATTGGTGGTAATAATTCAACTTATTATGTTACTGAATCTGCTGTTGCTGGAAACAATCTGACTACAAACTCTAATGGTAGAACCGTGAGTGATGTTACATTTACATCAACTGGCGTATCTCAAATGTGGGAAGTTAATTCAGTTCCAAGTGGATTTATTAGATTTACAAACGGAACCACAATATATACTGGCTCTACATCACTCGCACTTGAAGTTGATTCAAATATCAGCGGTTCAGCTAAATCCGGAAGTAACACAATTGCAATTCAAATTACTGCGTCTCAAACTGATTTTGAAACAACAAAACAATATAGAGACCATACTTTATACATCGTTAACAACGCAGGACCAACGGGTTCTTTCTCCGATACTTCAGCTAACTTAAACACAAATGGCGCTAGACCCGGAAATACCCTATCAACCCTAACTTGGACTGATGTAGAAAGTGATACATTAGACCACGGAACATTTAATTTCCAAGTTGCTAATGGTGCTAGTATAACTGCAAATAGAAGTGGTAATAACTACTTAATAACCGCAAGTGCTAATTTAACAGCAGCTACATATTCCTTTACTGCAAGTATCAAGGATGTTCACGGATTTGCTACCGGAACTAAAGCACACTCGTTTGTAATTGCTCAAGCACCTCTTGGTACTTTAACAACAAATGGCACATTCTATGTTATAGAAACTGCTGTGAGTGGTAATTTGATTTACACAAGTACAAATGGTAGAAGTGGTACTCAAGGTGATTTAGGAGTGACATATTCACCGCCATACAATTCCGCTGTGGTAGCATCATTCACATCATCAGACGCAAGAGTTAACATAAACGCTGTTGGAAATTTAAGTGTTACTGGCATAGGTATTAGTGGTTCTGCCGGTGGTTCGTTTCCAGGAACTATAACACCAACGGTTACTTGGAGAGACCAATATAATAATGTGGGTAGTAGTTCTATTACAATTAACATTGCAGTTAACAATGCTCCAACTGTAAGTTTGAATAATCCAGATACGGACAATCAAAACACAAACTTAGCAACCACAGGAACACGACTAACAAGATTAACTTGGACAGACGCTGAAAGTGACGCATTAAGTGTTCAGACATTTACACTAACGGGAGCTGGGGCTGCTTCACTATCAAGTTCATATGATGGTTCTAATATATTTGGTATCTATGCAGCTAGTAATTTAGCGGCAGGGACCTATGGGTACACCGCAAGTATCAAAGACACACACCAAATCCGAACAGGTTCATATTTAAATACTATTACTATTTCTCAAGCAAGTAGTGGTTCTTTGTTAAATCCAAGCACTTACTATGTAGTAGAATCTGCTGTGAGTGGTAACTTTATAACAAGAGATGTAGATGGTAGTGGTTCTGCTGCTAGTGCAAGCGTATCATATCCAGCTGGGATTGGAAACCCAACGGCTACTAACTTCTCAGCATCAGATGCGTATGGTGTAATTACAATTCATCCAACTACGGCTGTATTGAGTATAAATCAAAATTTTAGCGGTTCAGTATCATTACCAACCGAAGGTAATTCGTTTACAGCTAGAATATTTTGGAATGATATATATCAAAGTGGTAGTGGTGATATTAATATTAGTGTAACTAATAACTTAAACCCAACCGCAAGTTTTGCAAATGCAAATTTAACTGCGCCCGTTACAACTAATACAACACTTGTAACAGTTACTTTGACTGACCCTGAAGTTGCTACCCCATTTTCAATGTCGTTAAGTGGACTATCTGCAATTTCTATGTCAGCAGTTCCTCAAAACGCAGCAAGTTCTTCATATTTGTTAAAAAATAGTGTAGACATAAACGATGGTGTTACTTTGTCTTACACCGCAAGTGTATTTGACGCTTATAATAACCAAGTTAATTTTAATAGACAATTAATTATTGCAGAACCCGTGGCGGGTTCACCCGTTGTTTATATTTATCATCACACCGCTGGGTCATCTATTACTACTGAAGCTCAGATGATTTCCGCTCTTGGTGATCCTGACGCAGATGGTATTGCTTTAACAAGTGGTTCTATTTTAGCATATTTAGTAACCGGAACCATAGGTGTTTCTTCATACACAACTCCAGCTGGACTTGGTAGTAGAGTTTTAACATTGGTTACAAGTCAAAGTATGGATTCGTTAAGGGCTATAAGCGGTTCTTATGTAAATACTTCTGGTGTTAGTGGTGGTGGTGCTTTATTGGTAATTTTCCCATCATCATCATTATTAGCAGATAAACCCACAACTATGTATGATGGAGTTCCGCCAGATGGAACGCCGACAAATGGTGAGTATTATGTTTATGGAAAAGATGCTGCTATACCAGGAACAATTGGGTCTGGAGTATACTATTTTACAACCGATGTAGCTGTAAATGGTACGGACCGATGGGGTTTTGTATTTGGTGAAGGTAGAAACACTAACAATTCACGATATTTCTTAA